TATTCTTAGAGCATCGCTAGTAGGAGCTTCGGGTTCACTGATTGCTCCAGATATATACTTTCTAAACTCTGTATCGTATGTTCGAGTTAATAGATAGATGTCCATTATATTGCTTACACTAGGATCTATTCTTCTATCAATATTTGCATTGTGAATATATTGAAATTTAAGATTTGCGCGACCAATTACTGCTTTATAATTAGGCTCAATTATTAGTGTATTTGTATTTAGGTCAACTCTTTTTATTCTGTTTTCGTTACTGGCATAAAAATAAATTAATTGGCCGTTGGCGTATTGAGAAATTATAATATTGCTTTCAGTTTGTTTAACTAAAATAATATCGTTAGTATTATCGATGTAGGTATAATTGCTGTAGCCGTCTACATCTGCGGTTTCAAAGAAAAACAAATATTTTAAATCGAGGTCTTGACCTACTATTTGTTCAAATGCGTCTGGGTTATCAATTACTCCATCATCGTCACTGTCGGCAAATGATAATTTAATTTCGTTTGCACTTTGATAACCATCTTCAAATTTAATAGCATCACTTATTTCAAATGATTGATCATTTTTTAAAGCATTAATTAATCCGCTGTCGGGATTAATTCCTAAAACATTTATTTTATCTTTAACTGTCTTTCCAGTTTTTCTATCAAAGGTTTTTTGATTAACATCAAAATAAAATCTATTTTGTTCTAAGCTTCTAAAAATATAATCTAATCCTCTAACCCTAACGTTATAACTATCTGCTTGTCTTACAAAAGCAATAATCCAAGATGTGTCTAGATTACTGTTAGTTGTATCGCCTGCTCTGCCTAAACTAAAATCGTTTAGTAAATCAATATTAGCAGAAGTAATAATTTTCCAAGAACTTTCTCCGGCTTCATATCGTAAACCAAAATTTACATTTAGACTTATTAAATTAGTCATTTCAGTTTCTAATGAGGTTGGCAGATTGTTTATAAATCTAGGAACAATTCGACGAGCTATTGCGCCTGTTGGCACTACATCATTAAAAACAATCGGTCCTAGACCGTTAGCTAGGGCTCCTCGGCCTGCGTTGGTGCCATCTCCAGTAATTTTTACAACTTTCACCCAAATTCTATCTGTTTGTTCGACATCGGTATTATCGATGTTAACAATAACTCCCCTTCTAAAGGCTTTGCCTGCAGGAGGTTCAAACTTAACTAAAGCTCCTGCAAACACATATTTTAAAGAGTTTGTAGTGTATGTTCCAACTTTGAATAACGACTTATCAATATTATTAATAAAATATCCTGTTGACGAATTTACATCGTTAGTAATCTGTGTCCACAGGGTGTTTAAATCCGTAAATTGAATTTTTGTAAACTTTGTAAGATAAAAATTATAAACATCTGTGTTAGTCAACAAGGGTTCTATACTATTTCTAACATAGTTGATGATATCAATTCTGTTTGTATATTTGAAAGATTCTGTTCTTTCAGTTTCTTCTTTATAAATTACACCGTCATCGGCAAAAACATTCACACTTGAATATTTTCCACTGGCATCTATTACATCAAAATTTCTACTAATACCACTGCTGGTTCTATTAATAGCTTTTACTTTTAAAATATCTTGACTGCTAGATAAGGGAGCAAGATTATAATCTTCTCCAGTGATCATACGATTCTGTGTGTAATAAATTGCAGGAGCTCTTGCTTTAATACTGTCAATGTCTTCTGAAGCAGTTGCGGTGCTTATTGTATATTTTAAACTACAGCTGATCAATAGTTCGTGCTGGGCGCCTTCTTTGTTTATGTAAGGAACCGATATGTTAATTGATCGCATTTCAGCCGGGCTTACTGTATAATTTAAACCGTTGCTTACTCTGTAATAGGTTTTAAAAGCACCTTGTGGTAAATTACCATAGGTACCATCTGCAAATACTAGATCAATTTTATCATCTTCTTTGGTAATGACACTATAGATATTTCTAATATTTGAGTTAATACTATTATAAGCAATGTTACTGCCTGTTATGCTACTAACTTTAGTCCATACAGGTCCCTGTGAGCCGTCTGCGTTTGTGCCAAATAACCAAACATCTGAATCGTTGATTCCAGTGACGTCTATAGAAACAACTTCGTTAGTCGTAGGAACATCAATGCTAAAGTCAGTTAATTCTAAACTTCCTTGCTTCAACAGCATAAAAAATCCAGTGTTTAAACTAGCGTTTCCTTTGCCGTCTTGTCTGTAAACAAATCCTAATTGTGATCCTGGTACAGGAGCTTCTTCATAATAATCTTCAGCGCCATTAAAACTAGTACTGACCAATTCAAATGGCATTTTTCTACTGGCCACAATTTTTTCAAAGTTAAAAATAGGCACATCTGAAAAATTAGATCTAAATCTATACTGCTGTGAATCTACACCTTGAATTGTGTCTGTGCCTTGACTACGACCAAATTCAGTATTGTCAGCCATTGCTGCATTCATTACTAGAATAAATTGTTCAAACCAATTTGTGTTAGTTGGGTCGTTCCAAATAATTGTTTGGCTGGCAAGATTTTTGTTATTACTGTCTAGTACGCCTTCTGAGGTAGAAACAGTATCAAATTTAATTAGTCCTTGTGCAGGAATGTTTCTTCTACTATTATAAGAAATCAAGCGGGCCAATCGTAGAACAGATTCTTTAGTTTCTGCTAGTTCTAAAAAATTCTCTCTACTGGCTAAATCTGTACGGAAAGCAAGACTCTGTCCTAGAAACGCAACGGCATCAATTAATGCTAGATACTCACTGCTTTCGATGTAGTCATTAAAATCTTCTGGATAGTTTTCGCGAAGATAGGTAATAATAACTCTACGCAGATTTTCAAAATCATAGCTTTTAAAGTCAGCATTTTTAAAGGTCTGATAAATTCTTTTCCAGTCCTGGTTTAAAATTAAATTGTTCTGTCTAGACGTAGTTGTCATTTTCTTTCCCTATACTGATATTTATCGTAAAAATAAAATGCGTATTTTATGTTATATTGTTGTCTCTATCAAAGTCTAACCGCAGTGTATCGGTTATATTGAATGGTAAAATTACTATTTCTGCTTCTATACGTATACCCTGTTGTGTACTGTCAATGGACACAGCGTTTACTTTGACACGTTTATCAAAATTAATAATTTCTTCAACATCCTTGGCAATTGCTTCTTTTATTTCAGGAGTAAAATTTTCAAATAGTGTATCCCAAATAATTGTTCCAAATTTAGGATTTTCTAGTTTCTCCCCTTTTCTAATATAGAAATGGTTGATAAGATCTTGTTTAATTAATTCAGCATCAAATAGTTTATAGTTTCGTTTAAATTCTTTAGAACTAAATCCTCGATATCTAAAAGTACTAGCATTGGCATTTCCAATACTGGCTTTATTTTTTGCAATGACTTTATTGGTGTATATTTTTGCCATAATTTATTCTCTTAGAAAGGATTATCTTTCGGTTTTTTATATGCTCTCCAGTCGCTAGGAGGAGTTCTCATAGAACTACTTTCGCCTTCATAACGACCATCTACGTCGCGATCTGTTAGATCTGGTTTGACTTTTGTAGCGTCTAAATTTTCGTGGAAGGGATACGGTTCAGCTGTGGGCATTCTTCTTACTATAACTGCTTTGTCCACATCGTCTTCGTTAGGTGCTGGAAGATCAGGAAGACTGTGAGTCTTTAATATTTTTGGTAGTACTGCTTCGGCTGCGCTTTCAGCTGCTGCTGCGGCGGCGGCTGAAGCGGCTGTTGGTCCGTTCATGTGAATCTGTGAAGCAGTTTCTATATGTTGGCCCGACGAATTTATATGATGAGTACCGCCAGTTGTTACTTTTCTGTCGCCTGTGACTGTATGATCTAAACTTCCATTGTGAGATATTTTTATATTTCCATTAATAACAACGTCTGTATTTCCACCATTAGAACTTTTAACTGTGCCGCCTTGGCTTGCAAAATTTTCATTAACTGAGTTGTAAACCGTGTGTGTAAAATTTTTCTGATAAACTTTATCTACATTTTCTTTCACGTTATGCTTATAAGTCTTATCGTAAGTTTTATCAACATCCATTTTAATATGTATTTTTTGATTTTCATCTACAATTAAAATATGATCTTTTATCACGTGCGTGTGCATTTCTCCGTTTACTTTGAGATTAAAATTACGTCCAACTTCTATATTAAAGTCTCTATCAGCAACAAAATTAAAATCTTGCTTGGTTCTAATATTAATGCTGTCCTCAGCATAGATGTCAATTTTGCCGTCGCTGGTAAATTCAATCCAGGCTGTGCCTCTACTGTTTCCAATGTAAATCAAATCTTCAGAATTGTGAAATAACAACTGATGTCCTGTTCTGGTCCTAATTCTAAAATGCTCGTTGTAAGGAATGTCCTTGTCGCCTAGTTGGCTAGGAGTAAAATTTAAATAGTTAGGAGGACCGTCCGATGGTTTGTTTTCTCTATAGTATCGATCATCACCGTCGTCCATAACAAACTGTGTGCCGCCAAGTCGCTGTACTGGAACAGGAGTTGGTGTAGGGCTTTCACTATTTCCAAGAAATTTCTTTTTTCCTTCTCTGTTTAATGGTCCAGGACTACTCATACCAAATACCATGTTTGGTACATCTCGCCTAGAGGTAGAAGTAGTAGTTCCTCTGACCTCATCTCTAGTCAAGCCTTGAGTTTTAAATCGACTA